CTCCACAATCTTTAATCGATTTAGATTCATCGATGCTTCAGATGCTACTTAAGGCGCTGAAGGATAGAGCAAAGGAGCAGGCAGATGCCTACAGAGCTAAAAGGCGCTAGTGCGCTTCGCAAGGCTCTTAAGCAATTCTCGCCTGATCTAGACAAAGAGACTCGCGATGAGATGGTCGGATTCCTTAAGCCAGTAGTAAAGAAGGCTAGAGGATTCCTTCCATCTAATGCAGAGGCTCCATCTGGATTCGTAAAGCATGAGGTAAAGACTGCCAAGTTTCCTATGTATGACGCTGCCGAGGCACGTCGAGGAATTGGATACAAGCTTACGCCTACTAAGCCTAATCGCCAGGGATGGGTGCAGTCAGTCTCGATCCACAATAAGACTGCAGCAGGAGCGATCGTTGAGACCGCCGGACGTAAGTCTGGAATGACTGGCAATTTTTCACCAAGATTTGAAGGCTCATTTGCAGGCCGTAACAAGATGCAAGGCCGTGCGATGTTCAAGGCTTACGATCAGGATCAAGGCAAGGCCAAGGTCGGAGTAATTCGAGCCCTAGAGAAGGCCGCCGCAAAGTTTAACGCGAAAGGCAATAACAATGGCTGAGTTACGGATTCCGATTGTCGTCGAGAATAAAGGCAAGAAAGCACTTGGCGACACGAGCAAAAGCGTTAGCGCTCTTGATAAGCAAGTCAAGCGATTAGGTAAAAGCCTTGCAGCAGTATTTGGAGCGCAGCAGCTTCTCAAGTTCGCTAAGAACGCTTCCATGGCTTTCATCGAGGACGAAAAGGCTGCCAATCGTTTAGCCCTAGCAGTTAAGAATCTCGGATTAGAATTTGAGACTCCACGCATCGAGCGTTATATCTCTGATCTATCCAAGATGTCTGGCGTCACCGATGATCAATTACGTCCAGCAATGCAACGACTATTGCAGACTACTGGCTCAGTTGTTAAGGCGCAGGAATTACTTACCCAGGCGACTGATATCGCCGCCGGGTCTGGCGTCGATTATGAGACAGTAGTTAATGATCTTAGTCTGGCTTACGTTGGTCAGACTCGTGGACTTCGTAAGTATTCGCTAGGACTATCTCAAGCCGAACTTAAGACCATGAAGTTCGCGGATGTGCAAGAACGACTCAATAAGCAATTCTCTGGCGCTAGTGCTGAGTTCTTGACTACCTATGCAGGTAAGTTGCAGCTCATCACAACTGCAGCAGGCGAGGCAAGCGAGAAAATCGGCGGAGCGCTAGTTGATTCCCTGGTTTCAGTATTCGCTGCAGGCGATACAACACAATTCGTAAACCAGATCGATACCCTTGCCACAAAGATTGCAGATACAGTCTCAGCAGTAGTATTCGGATTCCGTAAGTTATACGTCCTTACAAGCGATCGTGCCATCCTGGCTAGTTTTAATCCGTTCGATGATTATGAGAAGAATGCTCTAGCCGCCATCGAAGCAGCGGAGAAGGCAGCAAAGTTAAGACGTAATGCGCCATCGATGGGCTACCTAGGCTCTCAGCCAATGGGTATCTATGAGACATCAGCACAAGTTGCAGCTCGTAAGTCAGCAGAAGCGGCAGCAGCAAAGCGCGCTCGTGAGTTAGCAGCGCTACAAAAGAAAACCCTTGATACTAACAAGAAATCTCTAGCCCTACAGAAGGCATCAAAGACGCTTAATCTAGAGGCTATTAGCCTAGAGGCTGCTCTCAAGGGACAGATCAGCGAGACTGATCGCTTATCTCTATTGCTACAAAAGTCGATCCTTGAAGGCAATGCCAATCTTGCGACGTCTTTATCTGATCAATTAGATGCAGCAGTCAAGCGACAGAACGAGTTGCGCCAATCACTATTGACAACCCCAGAGGCTCCTAACCCTTATCGCAACTGGACGCTACCAAGCGAGCTTCTAAATTACACGGCATCATCTCTTGGCGTATCTGTAGCACAATTACAAGCTGCGCCCGTCGCTCCATCATCGACATTCTCAGATGCTCAAATGGAATTGATGGCAGCAGTCAATTCATTCCAAGGCGCTAACCAAGCGGCAGTCAATGTCGAAGTTTACCTCGATGGCGACGTCGTAACTGGAGCAATCACTCAGAAGCAGGTAAACGATTCTCTATCTGGCACGTTCGCACAGACCAACCGTTTCGGCGCTAAGGGCGCTATTGCACTATGAGTCTTCCTGCCACTATTTCGGTATCGTTCGATTTTAGCCAGGGCGCTACATTCGGCTATCCGTTTACTATTGGCGACCCTATCAACGGCGTTATCGGAGTATCTCAGTTCGCATCGACGGAAGTGCCTGATCCAGTAGTTGATCTCAGTAGCGTTACTCGCTCGATCAAGATTAGCCGTGGCCGTAACATCATGCGTGATACTTACGAGACTGGCAACTGCACAGTTCGCGTATTAGATCCAGATTCATACTTCAACCCTCAGAACGTGTCTAGTCCCTACTTCGGCTATCTCACTCCACTTCGCAAGATTCGTGTCGCAGCTACTACTGCCACGACTCAGCATTTTCTATTTTCGGGTTACGTTGATTCGTACAAGTATTACTATCCAACAGGTCAAGAGATCGGCTATGTCGATATCGTCTGCTCAGATGCATTCCGTTTATTCCAGATGGCTAACGTCTCGACAGTAACCGATGCAACTGCAGGCCAAACGACAGGCACACGCATCACTAAGATTCTAGATCAAGTCTCGTTCCCTACATCGATGAGAATTACTGACACAGGATCGACGACAGTCCAGGCAGACCCGGGGACATCTCGATCATCCTTAGCAGCTCTTAAGGCAGCCGAGTTCGCAGAGCAAGGCGCATTCTTTATTCGCACAGATGGAACGGCTGAGTTTAAGGATCGCAATGACGTCGTAGGTTCCCTGGCTGCTGCGCCCATCGAGTTCAACCAGACTACAGGCATTCCTTACTCAGACCTTCGCTACGCCTTCGATGACAAGCTCATCATCAACCAGGCAAGCATGACTCGTATTGGTGGCACGGCTCAGGTCGCTACAGATGCAACATCATCGGCTAAGTATTTCCCACATGGCACAACGGTTACAGACATGATCCCTCAGACAGATGCTCAAGTCCTAGACATTGCCAAGATTTATGTAGCCACTAGAGCTGAGACAACCATCCGCATCGATGCGATGACTGTCGATCTATTGGATACGGCAGTACCGACTGACACAATGATCGGCCTCGATTATTTTGACAATGTCAAGATTACCAACGTCCAGCCAGACGGCTCGACAATCGTTAAGACCTTGCAGGTGCAGGGCTTGGCATGGGACATAACCCCTAATTCAATGAAATGCACAGTTACAACACTTGAGCCTATAGTCGAAGGATTCATTATCGGATCATCGACTTACGGTATAATCGGACAATCCATTATGGGATACTAGGAGAAAATCATGGCAGAAGGCTTTCCAGCGACAACAGGCGATATCTTTACGGCCGCAGACTATAACGGCCTAGTTGCCTACACCATCGGCGCAGCCAATACCAACGACTATACGGCGACAATATCTGACGCTTATCAAGTTCTAGAGTTGATGAACAAGTCGACGGCGATCGCTTTTAACATCCCTACCAATGCCTCAGTAGCATTCCCAATCGGTACAGTCATTACAGTTCTCAACATTGGCACAGGTACTTGCACGATCAAAGCGGTCACATCTGGCACAACTACAGTCCTTTCAGCTGGCGCGACACCTGCTCAACCTACCCTCGCACAATATCGCAGCGCGGCTTGCATTAAGACAGGCACAGACACTTGGTACGTCGTTGGAGCCATTGGGTAATGCTTAACAACATTGCTGGATTCTTAGGCGTTCAACCGCCTGCCACAATATCAGTCGATTATCTGGTAGTTGCAGGAGCTGCAGGTGGTGGTTTCGCGACCGCAGGTGGCGATTATGGTGCTGGTGGTGGTGCTGGTGGTATGCGTTGCACAGTCACAGGTACTGGCGGCGGCGGATCATTAGAATCTGCATTAACGCTTAACGTAGGCACAACTTATTCAGTAACTGTCGGCGCTGGTGGCGCTGCACAAAGTACGGCAGGACTTGCTGGCAATAATGGCAATAATTCGATCTTTGCAACAATAACAAGCACGGCTGGTGGCGGTGGTGCAGGTGGTGGCACAGGCGAAGCAGGTAAGAATGGTGGATCAGGTGGCGGTGGTGCAACAGGTGGCGCTCCAGGAACAGCATCTCCTTCAGGTCAAGGTTTTGCTGGCGGCGCGGCACCTGGTGGTGGATACGCCGCGGGGGGCGGAGGCGCTGGAAGCGTTGGAAGTTCTGCATCGAGCCAAAACGTTGCAGGCGGTAGTGGAGTAGCAACTTCAATTTCTGGAAGTTCAGTTACATATGCTGCTGGTGGTAAAGGTGGAGTTGTAAGTCCTGCATCTGGTACTACCAATTCAGGTAATGGCGGAGATGGTAAGGCTGGTTTTAGCGGATCATCTGGTTCTGGCGGTTCTGGAATCGTAGTTCTGCGTTATCCAGATACTAGAACCATTACAATCGGTGCTGGTTTAACTGGTACAGAATCATCACCTTCTGGCGGTTACAAGCGTGCAACCATTACTTCTGGCACAGGAAATGTGAGTTGGACATAATGGCACACTACGCATTCTTAGATGATTCAAGCATTGTTACAGAAGTTATCGTTGGCATCGACGAAACAGAATTGATTGAAGGCCTAGATCCTGAAACTTGGTACGGCAATTTTAGAGGACAGACCTGCAAGCGCACGAGCTACAACGGGAACATTCGATATAACTACGCAGGCGTTGGATACACATACGACCCTATCGATGATGCATTCATAGCGCCTGCTCCGTGCGATCATCCAGAATTGACACTTAATGATCTAAAGCGATGGGAGTGTGTGACCTGTGAAGCCTCGTTTAAGTCGCTCCGCGATCCAGCTTAGAGAGCAGATCGATGATGCATTCCCAGGTAGAGATCGAACTTCGGACGGCTGGATCGGCGATACAAGACACGCTGCGCGCAAGTCTGATCATAATCCAGATGCACAAGGATGGGTTCGTGCCATCGATGTTGACCGCGACCTTGCAGGCAAAGGCAGGAAGCCCGATGTCATGCCTGACCTGGTCGATCAGATTCGACTCCTTGCAAAGTCTGGCGATAAAAGAATCTCTTACATCATCTTTGACGGAAAGATCGCATCATCTAAAAAGGCTTGGGCTTGGCGTCCTTATGATGGGATCAATAAGCATAATCACCATGCGCATGTCAGCTTTACTATCAAGGGCGATGAAGACTCTA